TAGTCTGTTCCTGCTGGACCAAGGTTGTGCATTCCTTGAGACATTGTTACTGCTTGAATATTATACTTAGATGCATTAGATTTGACCCAATTAAGAGCATTATAAACTGCAGCCTCTCCTGCATTTTGTCTCATGCCAGTTGAAGTGTTTCCAATAATTTTAATGAAAACAATATTTACTTCTGGGTTCGTTCTTACAAAAACGGATGTCATTAGTGTTCCGTGATCAAATCCATTTGATGCGATAAGGTTTGCTGGCATAGATGCTGCTCCAGCGCCTTCCATAAAAGACTTACCATTAGGACATGTTGTCCATTCTAGAATACAAACCTCTTGAATAATTTTTCCTTGAAATGCTGGTAAGGATGTGTCAATGCCTGTATCCAATATGGCAACTGCTGGCTTTGAATCTGTACGATTCTTTAGTCCCGCTGCTTGAGCGGTTGTAGGTACTGCTAGTGTGATTGCGATTAACGCTGCTATTAGTTTTTTATTCATACCCTAAGTCTACTAAATAATAGCAGGATGTCAAGGGGTATCTGTTGGTCTTTTATACCACTTGCCATTGTCTAGCGGGGGGGTGGTGTCCATGCCTTGTGAGTCTAATAAATTAGATAGACTTAAAGCAAGAAGCTCCATATGCATTTCCATTCTAACAACGGCAAGCTCAAGTTGCCTCAATCTTTCAGATTTTCTCACTCTTGTATCTCTCTATCTAGTAGTGTTGGTGCTGTTGCCATACTTCCGCAGTTGGCACATTCCATATCAAGAAAATATGTGGCTATTTCAAACTCTTCAAAGATAACTTTTACGTTCCATATGTTACATCCACAAGGGCATAAGTGTGTTGGTGACCCTCTTAAATCCATTGCGTGATCATAATTTTCTGGCTTTAGGTCACTTATGCTTAAAGGATATTCTCTCTTTTGTGACTGTTCTGCCGCTTCTTCTAACTTGTTTATATAATATATTCCAAGAGCATACCTATTTCTGATCCATCTAAAAGAGGATATGATAAAAAAAGCTAACAGTATGTAGGCAACAGTTTCCATGATTCAATTATACACTAAACTTGGATGTATGTATAGGGGGCTGCTACGCTCATATTGAACTCTGTTGCCGCTTCTAATGCTGCTTTAAGCCTTAGCTTAGGGTTCTTTTGCTTCTTTGTTGCGTGTAGTGCTCCAAGAGCTATCTGTCCGCCGCTTCCTTCCGCCATATAGTTAACTATGTTTTCTCCAACATGAAAGTCTTCGTCTACAGTAAAAAGTCTTCCACATACTCCAACAATAAATATTCCACCACTGTCTTCTTCTGACGCAGATCCTACGCTTCCGTATCCGTGATCTTTAAATGCCTGCTTAACGGAGTCAACAAATTTAGTTCGCATAAACTTATCTAAACCAGAATTTGTTTTAGTCGGTGTATATTTTGGAGGGGTCCACATGTATTGAAGAATTTGCCCCATGCGGAACGAGTCTGTAAACGCAATTCCATACTGACCGTTTTTAAAAACCTTTGGTTCTTTTCTTGACAAGATCCACCCAGTTTTATCATCTGAGGCGGCGTGGTCGGAGCCCATATACACAACACCATTTTGGGCAATAGCAACAATACAAGTCATGTTATTAGTATACTATTTTTATTTTTGTATGGCTAGTCCTCATTGGAATGCATTTCTATATGGCTTAATTTAAGCAGAGTTCCCTCTAATTCTGCCTTAACACGAATTAATTCCTGTAAGGCCTCAAAGTATTTGTCTTTCCATTCATTTAGATCTTTTTCTAATTTATATAATTTAATCTCAAGATCTTTTAATTCTAGCAAAAGCTGGTCGTGTGCTTTTTCTGCCCTATGCTCTATTCTTTCTTTTTTGTACCTTCTGGCGCCAATCTGAGCTGTAAGCAGACCGCTAATAGCGGCGGCAAAGAGAGTTATTAGTATCTCAGTTAGGGGAATATTCATTATATGAATATTATACCGTACAATCTATGTTAAATTAATAACTCAGAGGCTGTTATATCTAGACCTACATATTTCTTTTTTGCAATATGCTCTTTTACATGATCAGAACCGTACTGTCTTCCTGCTAAAATAACTATCCATCTTGGCTCTAATTTGTTGTCTGTACAGGATTTACACAATAATAAATTTATTGGCAACAAGACAGATTTCTTTGCTGAAAGCTCGTTCTTGCTTTTATTGCAAGAATAACACAATACTTTATCCATGATTTTTTCCTCCTGGCTTTCCTTCAAGCTCTACTCTTACTCCATATGATTCCAAGATATTTTTTACCATTTCTACATATTCTATAACTCTGACTCTCATTGAGCCGTCGTATTGTGCAAAATTATTTTCATATAATCTGATTGCTAAAAACTCTGGATACTTTACTATGTCCATTTCAAGAGTTGGAGTTGGCTTTTTTAGTTCTCTTATTTTGAGAGCCATCTCTTTGTTGTAGAATGTTGGTTTATTGGGCTCGCCAGTCCATTCATTTATTCCGTACTTAAAGTGGTTCTTATTCTTATCAATAAACATGCTTTTCCTTTATTCTTTTCCACACATCTTTTGTCTTATGGGCATTTCTTACTTTATCATGAGATCCAGAGTTTAAGTAAACCCCTCCCCAAATTCCGTAATCGCTATTGGCAACACCGCTGTCATAGCATAGCTTTATAACTGGGCAGGAGAGACAGGCCTCGTCAATGCTCTTTGCTATGTTTACATCAGCTTCATACTTATCAAAAAATAGATTTGTATCCATACCAAGGCACAAGGCCAGTTTGTACCAATCTAAATTATCTTCATCTACATTTAAACTATTTAAAATATTTGACATATCGTTTTGGCAGTTCCCAGATTCCTTCACGGCTGACAGAAATCTTTTCTGCCTTACCCCAAGCATCTTTCCTATACATACCTTTTACGTCAGTATAGCCGCCACTATCTTTTTTCCAAATTACAAGATCATAATTATTCCAAAATGATTCCTGTAACTTTGTGCGAGATCTTTTAATAAAAATCTCAACACCTTTCTCCGTTAGATGTAACAAATTACTTTTACCTTTTCTAGTACCCGAAGTCGGACTTGAACCGACATGCTATGAAGCAACAAATTTTAAGTCTGTCGTGTATACCGATTCCACCATTCGGGCATGTGCTGGTCCACCAGGTCTCGATCCTGGGACATCCAAATTAACAGTTTGGCGCTCTACCAACTGAGCTATGGACCATCATGCACAAAACCGTTGTACTCTGTAAGTATACACGAGAAACAGCGGCTTTGTCAACGACTATTTAGTTATTATTTTAACGATATTAACTTTTTTAATTTCGTCATCTATATTAAAAATATCATGAATATATTCACTTGCATCTTCTTGATTAAAGGCTTCTACTTCAACCTCTACATCTAATTTAATGCGGTATTTATTCATAGTACAATTATATCATTACTTAGCAGATTTTTTATCTACTGCTGAAAATGCTGCATTGATTTCGGCTACTGTTAATTTACCATCATCTAAGAATCCACGAGCAAGTTTTTCAACTACTGTAGCAACTCCTAGGGTTCCAGCCAATATAATAGCCTTATATGTTTCAATACCAACTACTGCTCCAGCTCCAATTACGGACAATCCTGATGCTGCAAATACTGCAATTATTCGCATAAAAATATTGTTAATGCTTGCAATTGCTCCTGATCCTACCTGTGTTGGCTCTTCAATATATGCTTTTGCCATTTTATTCCTCGTTTCTATTTCTGATCGGACTTGTAATTATCCAAAGAGCAGTTGTAGCCATGATTCCATAACCAACAATTGTCTTTGCACTTCCGTCCAGAACTACCCAAGCAATAAACATACCAAGAAGGGTCCATGCTTGGTCTACCATATCTTTTAGGATATTCTTTATTATTCTTACCATTTTCTTCTGCCTCCTTGACCTGGTGAATTAGCTCCTGAGCCTCCACCAGAACTTCCTCCGCCTCCTGTGCCACCTCCAGTGGCTCCTCCTGTGGCAACTGCTGCTGCATTAATTGCCGCACCTGCTGCTACAACTGTTGCTACAACCATTTCTGTTGCCTCTTCTCTTTCTTCATCTGACATATCTGCGCCTATATTGCTTAGTGCCTGAATAGCCGCTCCAGGGTCTGAAAATGCTGTTGATAATAACTCTGCAGGATTTTCAAGCAATACCAAAGATGCTGCTACCTCTGCCGTAATAACAACTTCATTTCCGTTTTCATCCTGTCTTACTTCAACTGGAGTAGATGCAGGCAAATCTTTATATTCAATTCCAGCTTCTTGTATCTGCTCTTTAGTTAAAGATTCTCCAGGAGCAATAGACTCTACAAGAGCGTCCGCAATCAATTCTTTTTCTGCATTAGTTAATTTTCCGTCTTCAGATAAAGCATCTGCAAGGCCTTGAACTTCTTCTGCAGTTACTTCACCATCACTTGCTAATTCATTTAAAATGTCTTCTGCTTCCTCTGCATCTATTTTGCCATCAGACAATGCGTCATCAACAGATTCTTCTACTGCTTCTTCTGATCCCGCCTCTGGTTCTTCTGCAGGTGGCTCTTCTGCAGGTGGCTCTTCTGCAGGTGGTTCTTCTGCAGGTGGTTCTTCAGCAGGTGGCTCTTCTGCAGGTGGTTCTTCTGCAGGTGGTTCTTCAGCAGGTGGTTCTTCAGCAGGTGGTTCTTCAGCAGGTGGATCTTCTGCAGGTGGTTCTTCAGCAGGTGGTTCTTCTGCAGGTGGTTCTTCTGCAGGTGGTTCAGGAGCTGGTGCAGGTGGAGTAGGGTCTGGTTCAGGAGCTGGTGCAGGTTCAGGTGCAGGTGGAGTAGGAGATGGTTCAGGAGCTGGTGCAGGTGCAGGTGGAGTAGGGGCTGGTTCAGGTGCAGGTGCAGGAACTGCATCAATTACTGTTTGTGCTACTGCTAATATTGTAGGTGCGGTAGTTACTTTTTCTACGGCTGTAGAAACAATTGCAAGGTCTGCCACCTTTTCAGTCAATGTTGTACTTGCTGCTGATAACGCCGTTACAGTATTTTGTGAAACAGTTGCAATTGGTGCAATAACTGTATTTGTATTTGCTGTATTTGTTGCAACAATAGCAGTAACTGCTGAGTTTAATGTAGCAATTTGTGCATTTGCTGTATCGATTGCTGCCAAGACTGTTGCATTGTCTGGATCAGGGGTGGGAGTAAATGCAGCGCCTTGACTAATTGTTCCAGTAAATCCCGTAGTAGTACTTGTATTACTAATATTTGTTACGGGACCATTTGTAGTCTCTCTTACATTAAACCTAGCACCATTTGGTATTGGTCCAGTCACGCTTACATCTGCTTGCCATGCCCCATCTGCTGGATTAACATCGGCATTAAATCTAACTTGAGTCATTTGTGTCTCTGCTGTTTGCAAGGGATAAACTCTAAGATCCCAAGCAACGCTAAGGGTGTTTGTAGTTGTTGAATATGTAATTCCAGATCCATTACTCCAGGTGGTCCAGTCATACCCTGCTATAGAAATCGAAGGTGCATTTGGAGTAGAATAATAGTTTGCACCTTCATTTACACCAAAGGTAATAGTGGCATTGGACCCGACGTAAACATTATTGTATGTGACTCCGCCCATTTGTAAATTAAATGGAAGGTTCATTCGAACACCAGCGTCATCTACATTAGATAAAACATTTGTGGTAGTGCCAATAGTTGCCGCTAGAGCATTGACTGCATCTTGAGCGTTATTAATTGCTACGTTTGCTTGAGTTAATTGTGTTTGAGCCTCTGTCCGTGCAGGTGTTACTGCTGCCACTGCCGTAGTTGCTGTAGCAACTGTTGTAGTAGCCGTATCTACTGCTGTCTGTGCTGATTGAACTAAAACTGTGGCTGTCTCTGATTGGGCAACTTCTGTTGCAATTGCTGTAGCTACTTGTGCAACTGTGGTTGGTGTTTCTGTCATTAATGGGGTTGCTGTTGATATTACTGTGGCTACCGCAGAATCTACGGTAGTAACGGCTTGCGTTACTACTGCTTGTGCCGCTATAACCTCTGGTGTTTGAGTTGTAGCGCTTACTGGGATTGCTGCTACGGCTTCTGTAACGGATGCTACCGTTGAAGTAATTGTTTGAACAACTGCTGTTGCTGTTTCTACGGCTGAGGATACATTTGATACTTCTGCTACCGCAGCCGTCGCTGCTGCTACCGCTGTATTTGCTGCTGATACAGCAGTGTTAGACGCTGTTACTGATTCAACCGCAGTGGCTATAGTCACTGTTGCTGTATCAGATGCAGCTGCGGCTTGTGCAACTTCTGTGGTTGCGGTTGCAATGGCTGTGTTTACTGCCTGCTGTGCAGGGCTTACCACAACTTGTTCTGCAGGAGCAGGAGGCTCATTAGCATTAGCAAAGTTAGGACTAAAAAGGAAAAGCCAGCCGATTATAAAAAGGCTGGTTAAAAAATACTTTAGCTTTCTAGTCAACTAGGTGTCTCCTAAGTAATGCAATATCTTTGCTTACTTAATAATTATACCACTTTAACTATTTAGGATTATCTGTTTTATAAAAACCATTACCTTTAAACTGTATACCAAATGGAGTAAAGTGTCTAGTCATTTCTGACTCACATTCAACACATGTATAGCCTGGGTCTTCATCCATAATTGATCTATGAGTTGACATTGTTGGGTGTGCATCATCATATGAGCACTTGTATTCGTATACTGGCATTACCTATCCTTTAATTATAGTGAGCAGTTTCGGGACATACTCAGGTCCATCCTGCGGGTAACGGCCCGCTATCTGCGACTTCCCAGTTACGGGTTGCAGATTTCTATTATACCTTACTTGATTTTAATTTCTTTAGGCTTTTTTTCTTCTGGAACAATGCGATCCACATTAATATGTAGCATGCCGTCTTTTAGCTCTGCACCAGATACTTCCATGTATTCACCTAGGGCAAAAGATCTGACGAACTTTCTACCAGCAATACCCTTGTGAACAATTTCTGCATCTGTAACTTCTACAATTTCACCCTTAATAATAAGTGTTCCATTGTCTACCGAAACATTAATATCTTCCTTGGTAAAACCTGCAATAGCAAGCGAAAGCCTGTATGTGTCTTCATCTAATTTAAGAAGATCATACGGAGGATATGATTGAGAGTTGATTTTGTGTGCAGTATTTAGACGGGCTAGGTCCCTGTTAAAGCCAATAAAAAAAGGATCATTAAATAAATCCATTGCGAATTGTGTTACCATGTTATTCCCCTTTCAAGCGAATAAATTAATATACGGACCCTCTATTGAGCAGTCCGTATATTATTATAGCAAAATATTTATATCTTGTCTATTTCTTCTTAGCCCTTACCTTAGCAAGTGCTTCAAAGTCCTTTACCTTAGTATCCCCTAGGTATCCCCAGGCATATCCATCGGCAATCATTTGTTCATTGACTGATACCTTAGATCCATCTAGGAATATCCATCCAAGGATGCGCCCGTATTTTTCTGATGAGTCCATCTTCTCTGTCTTAATGACAACATCTTTAGCGTCTTTAATCTTAGACTTTAAATACTCTTTAGATTCAAGCCCCAAAACCTTTTCAGCTTTATCTCTTGTTCTACTTTCTGGAGTATCAATTCCAGCCAGCCTAACTCTTGAATTAAACGATATGTCAAAACCTAGATCAATCTCTACGTCTATTGTATCTCCGTCTACTACGTTAGTTACTTTCTTAACATGGTATTCGTACATTACTTCTTCTTTACTGCCGCCTTCTTTACAGGAGCCGCCTTCTTAACTGGTGCAGCTGGCGCTGCAACCTTCTTAGCAACAGGCTTACCAAATGTTGGTCTTCCAAATCCTACAATTCCTACGATCTGACTTCTACGAAGCTTTGATCCGTTCTTCTTCTTATAAGCACGATTCTTTAGGCAACATTCTCCGCCATTTCTTTGATCGCCTTTCTTATCTGCAGATGTATTTCCTTCTACAACATCTACTGTGCCGTCTGCATTTACTGCAGCAACAATTCCTACGTGAGAAATTCTGTCTACGCCATCTGATGGGAAATCAAAATAGGCAATATCTCCAACTTCTGGTGTTGCTACTTCTGCCATCTGCCAGGCTCCTGCTTTAATGAATGCTTGCGCTCCTGCTGGTGTGTATACAGTGTTAGGAACTTTTACTCCTGCTTGATCTGCACACCACATAACGAATGATCCGCACCATGGTTGAAAGTTTGCTTTTGCAAACTTACCATACTTTGTTTCATTGTCTTTTGGTCCTTCAATAGTTCCAACTTCTGCTAGTGCTACTTCCACTAGTCTTGCTGCTGATCCTTGTTCTGCTGCCATTTTATTTCTCCTAATCTATTTGTATTAAAATATACTGATCCTAGTATACCAAAAAAAATTAAAACCTGTTGTAAACATGAGACAGCACCTTGTCATAGTGCTCTTGCCTCATATGATCATTTAAAAAGTTATTAAGATTATCTTTAGGCTGCATCCAGGACTCGATCATATCTGTCCCAAGAATTTCCCTAATATTTATAGGTTCTGGGAGTCCTCTTTCGGCACACTGTATTTTTAATTCTTCAACAAAATTTAAATACTGCTCGTGCCTTTCTTCAAATTCAAAGTCGGGATCCAGCTCTGGAAACCTCCAGCTACTTGTCACAATTGTTATAAATTGGGGGACTGGCTCCATAAAAACAACTGTACATTTATCAAAATGTTTTATGACATTATCTATATACGTTGAAACAACTTCCTTCGCTCCAACATAATTTTTTAATTTTTTATTTGGAAGATGATTTCTGCAGTCTATATATCCAAGCCAAGGTATAAAAATATTACCCTCTGCGTTCCATTTTTCTAATATAGGTTTTTGGGTACCGCTTGCAAAGTTTAAAAAATCATAGCTATATGCGGATCTACCAGAGTGACCAGAGATTAATATCTTTGAAGTGTCATCTTCATATCCTATTAAAACATCTTTCATAAATACAGTAAAACCATTTTCATCTGGGGCTTTGGTTTCATAGTGTGAGTTAGAATGAATTTCCGTACCCGACTCTACATTGCTTGAGAACCAGGCCTTAGAAGAATACCCTAGTCTTGTTGCGTGAGAATCACCTAGTATTAATATATTTTTCATTATACTCCATTATACTGTTATTTAATTAGCTTGAAGGCTTAAAGTCTACAAGAAATTCTTTTGGGGCAAACCCTGAGCTTAGAGTGTACCTTTCTTTACCGCTAAGCATAGTTACATGATGCTTGTATTTGCTGTAAAATATAAACAGCTTCCCAGCTGTCGGGCTGAAGGTTATGTCCAAGTCATCAAACACTAAGTCTCCACCTTCAAACCCTTCATTTAAATACAATAAATATACTACTGCATCTTCGGGGTCAAAGTGTGATCCCATTTCACTGCCTGGCATCATTTTTGATGCAAGAATATTTGGGAAGTGGGAGTATGTATTTTTATCTACACCTACTTTACCCATAAAATCATATACTAATGGGTGAACTTTATCTTTTACCAACTGCTTTAGATACATCTGGTCCTCGGATATTAATTCATCTGAGTGGAAGTCTATTTTCATTGTTAGTTGAGTCCTGTGGTTTACAGACAAAAACTTTTCATCAAGATTGTTAAAACAATCAAAGACTTTTTTAAAATTAATGTCGTCTTTGATGTCGCAAATAGCTACATGCTCGTGTATAAAATTCATAAATACCAGTATACCATTTTCTTTAATTTTTATAAACAGTGTCCCCAGATGGTATCGAACCATCGACCCGCAGATTAAAAGTCTGCTGCTCTACCAGCTGAGCTATAGGAACGTACCCCTGGCTGGGATCGAACCAGCGACCTACAGATTAGAAGTCTGTTGCTCTTCCGCTGAGCTACAAAGGTGTGCGGCAGGTAGGACTTGAACCTACGATTACCGAATTATGAGTTCGGGGCTTTAACCAACTAAGCTACTGCCGCTTAGTTAGTATTGTATCTAATTGTATTATTTTTTGTCAATAGTATTTTCTACTATTTGCTGCACGTACTCTGAAAAATGTTTTCTTATGCTGCCCATTGGCCTTGAGCCAAAAGAATCCCATAGCCTTTGATATTCTATTATATTTTGTAATGTTGTTGGACATACAATCAGCCCATTATATGTCTTCATTACGGTTGGCAAAGGCACATGTTTTGTGCAGCATTTGCACTGCTTTGCTAGTTCTTGATATTCACTCATAGTATTTGCATCCTGTCCATTGCTTCTCTCAAACCTTCAGGCATTCTTGGTGCCCTAATCATGTTATAAGATGTTGTGTCTGGGTCATCTTTGGCCCCAAAATCATTGTCGTAATTCATAGATTCATATGTATGAATATTAATTTCTTGATTATTATCAAACCTTGTTCTGCTGATCGAATTAAATATTGCCCCACATGTTGCGTCCGCCAAGTCTTTAGATCCTTTTCTTGGGTGATCCACTTTGTCTCTCATAATTCTAAGTTGGCATAGCTCATCTATAAGCAGTGGTATGTGTGGGCCAATTAGTCTCTCTTCCGCCACAATCATAGCCATATCGTCATAATGCTTTTTAGCGACAGACAGAATCTCTGTATTGATGCCATATTGTTTTAGTTGTTGCATCATATCATGAGAGTTCCATCTGTCAAAGGTACATATTGCTATATTAAATCCTCTTGTTTTAAGAGAAAGAATGTAGTCTTTTACTTCAGTAAAGTCAACAGATTTGTCTGGGGTCGGTGTCCAGTATCTTACAGCATCAACCTCTACAATTGGGGCTGGCTGCGAGTAGGTATCAGTCACCTTTACGTTAACCCATTTATTTACATGAGCCATTGTTACTGCACAGTGGTCATGCTTTTGAGCCAAGTCTACGTGAATATAATATTTTTTATCTGGGTCTGGTATAAACCACTCTTCAAGTCTGCCAAAGTTGTCAACTGCGATTGATCCCACGTTAAAAGCCTTCTCTACTTTTTCTCTAGATTTAAAGAATGCATCTACTGCATCTGGGGGCATGCAAGCAAATCTTGAAAGAGCATCTGTCGGGTTTGTATAAAATGCTGTTTTAAAATCATCAATCTTTCTAACTGGGTTTATCTCCCACGTAGGTCTTTTAATAGCATAAACCTTTGGTATTTTATAAGATATTATATGATCCTCTTCCCATTGTATTTCAAACTCATTTCCTTCTGTACCGTCTGGTAGTTCTTCGTACATCTTAAACTTATGGTCTCTAATTATAGTTTCTTTTTCGCCTATTACCGCATCATATCTTTGCTGTATATAATCATTCTTAAATCTAGGAAATGATAGCAATATAACTTTACCAAAATCTGGGAAGCGTGAGTCTACTGATGCCCTGTACATATCATAAACCGCACTACCTGTTTTAGCTTGATCGTGACCAGTTGTATTATCAATTGCAAAGCCAGAAATTTCATCCAGAATAACAACGATAACGTTATATCCTTCCCAAGCCTCTCTTTCTGAGTGGCCAGAGTGAACCGTTATAGCCTTGTTAAACTGGATTTCAGATGCCTTGGCATAGTACTTCCCAATAAACCATGGCGACTTGTCTATGCGGCTCCTGAAGCCTTTAAAAAATACGTTGCTTGCCTGCTGTGAGTTAATTGCAATATTAATAATATCAATAGAGTCGCCTGGAGGTTTGCCGTAATATGTTGCTGGGTCCTTTAGACATAATAGTAAATATACTATATACGCTACTGCAATCGTTGAGCAGTAGTCTTTTCCAGAACCTTTTCCTAGCTGTGCGACAACTTCGTTTGCCGTTTGCTTAAATCTAATAGATCCCTCTTCGTCTCCAAATAATTTTTTTAGTGTTGTTTCTTTATATATCTGTGAGCTTTTTTCAATCAAAGTATACTGATAATCAGAGAGTGGAGGTAGACCTAAATAATTTGGGTCATTTACAAATGTGCGAAGATCGACTGGCTTTTCTTCAAACTCTTCACCGTCTAATATATCAATTAAATCTGAGAAATCAAATGACATGCTACCTCCCCATTGAATTAGTTAGAGGGTGGCCAGATGGAACATATCCTTTTGGAACCTTTATCATGTGGTATATATGATTTGGCCAAGCATAATACTTTTCACTTAAAACTTCTTTAGTTGAATGTTTGCAATGATCTTCTGGACTATGGAATATCAGGTCGCCTTTCAATGGCTTGTATACAATGTCTTGATCCTCATAGTAAAATTCTCCGCCTTCAAAATCATTAAAGAATATATACATTCCCATGTCAATGCCGTCTGCGTAGTCGAACTCTTCGCCATCAACATAAAGTGCTGAGGCCTTTGATGCCTCTAGAAACTCTGAGTTGTCAGAATGTGCATATCTTTTAGTACCTTGTAATAATTTGTGAGGATGAATATTTGTGCCAACAAAATACCCGTCGTGTAGAAGAGATTGAATCCTAGATCTAATTTCTTGCAAACTCTCAACGCCCTTTTCTTCTATTACCTTAAACCTTTTCTCAGGGTGCGGCTGCCAGTAGTCTTCTGGGGGGAGGCTATCTAGGTACAGTGTTACCGAGTCAGATTCTTCGGGGCTCATGAAATTACGATATACATATATGTCTTCGCCAATTTTTTCAAATAAATCTTTATTGAACATTGGTTATCACTTCTGCGTCGTGAATATTTACTGACTCAACTATGCCAGTAATCTGAGATAGCCTCTTTGCAACATCCATTTTACATTTAGGGCAACCAGCAGTAACTTCTTTTAAAATTCCAACTAAAACTTCTTGTTTACGTTCTGTCTCGGCAATCTGAGATGCTATTTGTGTATTCTCTAATACTCCCACTGACTGAAGCATTGCTATTCTTTTGGTTTCAATATCTGCAATAAGCTTTAGGGCACTCGCTTTCACGCTTAGCTGCCCCTGGGTGTCCGCATCTTCTACAGTCTTCCAGGCTTCTTTAATTAGCATCGCATAGTGCTGATCTGCTCCAGAGATAGCTTCACGAGCACGGTCACGGATATTGCTATCATTATGGACTACAGACTTCCATTCGTCAACATATTCCAGGACTTCTTTTCTAGAGAAACCAGTGAGTGTTGCTATCTGTGTTGCAGAATTTCCCTTTAGAAGTTCTTCCACAACCTTATTCATGCGGTCAAAATGTACCGCTGGCTCTATTTCGCTCATAATTAAATTATACCACGTTTTAGTTGACTAAGACTTGTTGGCAATTTTAAGAAGTATTAGGTATCCAATTAGATCATCAATATCATTATCGCCAGGGAATGCTTTATCGTTTTGAATTCTATTTAATTTATCATCAATGCGGACACGAATCTGTTCTGTTGAGTCCGCCTTTGAAAATATACGAATTGGATCTAGTGCTGAGTTTCCATATGAGATATTTTTCTTTATAAGCATCTCTGCAATCTCTAAACACTCTCTAATGATCTTGTGGCCAGAAGGAGCATCTGTTGCAATTAACTGAAGGTCTGTTATCCAAGCCTGATATCCACCATCTTTATTTGGGTACTCGCTCATTTTTTTCTCAACAATCCAAACTCTTGTAAATATCTCTGTATAGTCATAGCAGAGACCCCGCACTCTTTACCTATTTCTGTAACTGTTTTCTTTTGAACTATGTATCTCCTATATAGCCAATCTTTACTTTGATAAAGTTTCATCGCTTAGTAAGTACCTGGTTGCTATAGTGTGCAATCCCAAAGCTATCCGCAACATCAAAATCTATAATTTCTAAACCATATTTCTTATTAAAGTAGTCAGCAGTTCTTTGCTTTCTCATATTTCTTAACTGATTTTTATACCAAGATTCAGCATAGCCTGGATTAGCCAATCTTATTGCAGACTTCTCATCCTTCGTAGGATTTTTGTTGCCAATGTACGCCTGCCACGAGGATGGACTAATAGTAATAACCTTAGCACCAGTAGACATAAGCTCAGCAATAACAACTCCATAGACATAGGACAATTTTATCACAGCATCAGGTGATCTGACAAGTATGGCACCTTCAACAGCAATATAATCACTCTTAAGTTCATCTAACATCATGGCCATTTTATTTTTAGCGTCGTGAATTTTTTCATATATATCTTCGCCTACAAGATTAATCTTTCCCCATTTAAGAGGAACATCATCCTCCATTAAACAAAAAGCTATAGAGTTAGTTGAGGCATCTATGCCTAAAACCCTATTTGCTTTTGTCTTTATTAGGCTAGCTAATTTCATCTACAATGTCTTTCAAAAGCTTTCTTGATTTTAAATTTGTTTCTTTTACGCAAGAAGAACATATGTCCTCAGAGTTATACCTGCTAAGCTGAGCCTTGCATTTTTTGCAGAGCCTTACTGCACCCTTTTTAATTGCTTTTTTCTCATAATACTTTTGCATAATTCTTTTGTTTGTTGCAACCCTGCAGCACTCGTCAGAACAATACTTCTGGTTGTGTGTCTTGGAGTCAAAGTCTTTAGCGCATTCTGTATTGGCACAAATCATATTTTTGGAACCTTATAAAGATCTATTTCAACAGTACCGATTGGACCTGATTTGTCATAACAGGCCTTCTTGACTGGACAATATGTGCAAGGCATCTTAGACTTGGTTGATCCTTCTGGTCTTACTGGTAGGTCTCCATTTTGAAAGTTATCCCAGACCTGCTCCATCCAAGCAAATGCTTCTTCAATAATCGCTTTATTCTTTTCATTCATTGAAATTGGAATAATCAATATCTCTTGAGTGTTCTTGTTTTCATACAGGAAAAATCCCTCTTTGGCATTTTTTAATTTCATATAGGTTAATAGCTGAAGCATATGGTTTGCTGATGACTTCATCTCTGATTGTCTTGTATCCCAAACTTCTTGCTTTGCCGTTTTGATTTCACCAATTACAGTCTCGCCATCATACTCCATAATTAAATCTATAAAGCCTCTAATTGGAGGATACTCATTAATAATTTCTTCTTCTTCTGCTCTCCATTCTGGCATAGTGGCAATAAGTTTTTGAAGTCTTTCGTGGGCTTGAGTTCCCTGTGCCATATTTGCAACTGCAACGGCATCATTATCATCAATAAATACTGCACCAGAAAATGCCATGTACCAATATCTGGGACACGTTCCATGTCCATAACCAAGTGAGCTTGGGCTAAATGACTTCTTTGTCATCTGTCCGTCTGCTCTCTTGGTATTGCGATATGACTCGTCAAGTAATGAGGCAAACTTTTCTGGATCAAAGAACTTTCCAGTATGCTTTTTAAACTTAAGATTCTTTACAATATCTCTGGCCATTTATGAGTTGTACCTAACGACATACTTAAGTGCATCTACAAGTTTGTCTATGGACTCCTTTACTGAATAGTAAACGTTCTTCTTGTTGTTATTTACAGTTCCCGCTTTATCTTTAGCGATAGTTGAATACACAGAAGACATTACGGCAAACTTGGTGGACATTGCTTGAAGTTCCATAATAAGCACAGGAGCTTTTGCTGATGGGACATCTGGTGTCATCAATAGCTTTACAACAATAGCCAATGCTTTGTCTAAGTGCTCATCCTGCATATACTCATGCAGGTCGTTGAACTCTGTTATATCACTAATTAATTGAAGTGTGTTTTTATCTTCCGCCATTTTTAATCCTCTTGTCCCACTTGTCAATGAATAGTCCGACTGGATACCCAATAATAAATCCTACCATTAATCCAAATAAAAACATAGTCATTTTAAATTGCCCTCAAACTCAGTTACGTTCATCTTTAGATTGTCAACCTCATGTTTCCCTATCTTGTTTCCCTTATGATCTATTGCTTTTTTGTACATCTTTAGCCTTGGCTTATCTGCTGACACTGCTCTTTGAATTTCATCTAAGTAGTCTTGAGTGTCTTGAATTCTTTTATCTGAGGGGTAGACCTCATTCAAAACATTAATGTTAGAGTCTTGAAATTGTGCAATTGATACTGGTAGTATGCATGCTACATCTGTTCCAGCCTTTACAAAATATTCTTTGTTTGCTTCGTGAAGCTTCCATACAATTGGAAATGATCCTGTAAATATAGATGATGATAAAACAGTTGTTATAACTTCAGCACCTTCAATGAATTGATTTGGTACTGGCATAGTAAGTATGCTTACATCTGGGTCTGTTCTAAATATTAAATTAGTGTTGAAACTTACGGTTCCCTCTCCTCTGCCAGACCATACATGTTCACTTCCAAGTATCGCTTTCGCTGGGTTCTTTCTATCTCCGTCCCAGACAAATGAAATATCTTGGTCAAAATAAATTCCATACCCAAGAGAGTTTGCTGCCATTATTGGAGTACAGTTATATGTAACGGAGTGCATCCAGTCTCTCTTTGGGGGCAACTGTCTTATTTTTGCTGATAGGTCCCTGTGGTTGTCTCTGTATGCATTAATCGTGTACATTGTTTGTCTCCCAACATTCTATTAGTTGCTCTAGCATTGCCCACTCTATTACTGCAAGCCTTGTCTTTGATCCGTCTGAGCCAAGCACTAGCTTTAGTACTGGGCTTTTGTCCCTACTCACCTTAAATGTGTCAGTACATATCTTTGACCACATTGATTTAGATATAGATATAGACTTTGAGTATTCTTTATAATCTACAACAAAATTATGCCAGACGGCATCTCCTTTTTGATAATCTCCACGACCTGAATTCTTTTGGCCTTTGGCGCCATCCCTTTTTATTTCTGATCGCTCTGACATTAATTCCCACTCTCAACTGCAATTTCATCAGTAGATATCCTTATCAGCTGCATATCTTTATCGACATACTCTGATTCAGTCATTATGCCATCAGACTCTACAGTATATTTGCTTTCCCACACTATATTTTTATCTGAAACATAATCTAAAAATGTTCTTGCAAAATATCGATTGGCATTAAAGTATTGTTTTACTCCATGATAAAACGGCTCAGTTGATGGCATTATTACTGCATCACCTGGCATTGGCTTATACTTATAGCTTTTTTTAGAAATATCATCATAGACACAAATTTCTCCACCGTCATAACTATTATTTAAATAAAAGTTTATTGTTGCTACGTGCCTTCTAAATTTAATTTCGTTTGGTATCGGAAGCTCATCAATATGATAGGCCATCATAAGCTTATCTGGTGGTCCATTGAACTTCTTTTCTTTTTCATACTCATATTTAAAGTAATCCACATGTATGGACTTCTCAATAGAGTTTAGCTTGTCCCAATTTAATATGAAGTCTGGCCAAGTTCCAGACTCTTTAAATTCTTTAAAGTAATCTTTATTTATAAATTCAGTTATATCATAAATTTCTTTTAAATACTTTTTTTCTTTAATTGCGATATCAGTGCCTGAGTCTAAACTGAGGCCACTATCAAATAGCATCCCTCTTCTTTGGCCCTGCTCATACCAATCCCTCCAGGGATCAAGAATAGAATCTACGTTGTCTTCTTCCAACAGATCAATTAGCTCTTGGCTATATTTAAATATGTTTTTGTACACAACTATTTGAGGAGCAATTATTATCTTTTCTATATTTTCGTATGACATTTTATCCCAACCTATGTACTGACTCATGTCCTTGTGAACAAGTCCATTTCATTATTAAATTTACAGGATCCCACAACCCGCCATCTACATCAATATCACATTTAGAGCATGGCTTAATTCCTTGAAGAGTTTCAAATGTAGAGTTGATTTCTTCTGGCTCATCTTTCTTTAAAAATTCATTAAGATTTGGCATCAATGTCCTTGATTAACTTATCAACAACATCTGGGTTGTCTCTTAAATAGTTAACTGCCTTTGCACGTCCTTGAAGTCTTTCTCCATTAACTGTGTACCAAGCTCCGCCCTTTTCGATTGCTCCAACCATCTCAGCAACATCTAAAGTTTCTCCAACTAAATCTACTCCAAGCGATTCTCCTTGATAGTAGAAGTCGTATTGTCCAGATAGGTTAGGGGGGCCGAGTTTGTTGTAATCAATAATCCAATTGACTGGTCTGCCAACTCTTTGTTCAATAATCTTGTCACCAACTTTAACACCAGCTTTGATAGCATTAGCTTCAGCCTCAGAAGACCAAAGCTTAATGACGGTGGAAGAGAAGAACTTGACTGCCATTCCTCCTGTCGGTATGTGGGAGGCATGCATAGATCCAAACTGATTTCTCTGTTGTGAGATGAGTACCAATAATGTGTTCTTGTTTGCATAGTTTAACATCTTGACTGCGTGAGTCATATCCTTTGCTTCAGCGCCGATTTGCTTTGTGTCTTGCAAATCTTTCATTTCATTTCCATCTTTTTCAAAATAAATAGCTGGTAGTAATGCTGATATAGAATCAACTACAATAATATCAACACCTGCATCCATTAGCTTGGTAGCAACATCGACCATATCATTAACTGTTTTAGCTGGTGAGTAGATAAGGGAAGACGAATCTACTCCAAGCATCTCTGCCCAAGCCTGATCGTAGGATGCTTCAGCATCAATCCATGCACAAGTCTTACCTTCTTTTTGTGCAATCGCAATCATCTGTAAACAGAATGAAGATTTTCCCGCTGACTTATTGCCCCAAACAAGAACCTGTCTTCCGTAGCCAAGCCCACCTTTTAAGGCCATGTTAAGGCCAATGCTTGGCGTCTTTTGCTTTTCTACTTTTACGTCTTGTGCTGCTTTAACTCTTGCTCTTGTTTTTGGATCTAGTGCTGCTAGGATATCGTCTATCGCTATAGTCATTTATTCTCTTTCTTTTATACAATTATATCATTAAAATAAATTGCCGTGAAGCTTTGGCCTTTCTTTATTAATTTCCATTTTTTTAAATAAAACTTCATCTAAACTATGTTCTACAAAACCACCGTTACGCATTGATGCGTATAGGTCAAGAGTTCTAATTAAGATGTCAACCATCTCTTCTACGATTTCTTCAGACCCTTTATTCTTTCTTATAGCTTCAAGAACTTCAGTTACCTCAGAGTGTATTAAAGCCAACTTGTTTCCAAATACGTCAAAGTTTTTTGGCTTATCCCAAAACCCCTTTTCAATTGCAGTCTCGTGCAATAATGCTGCAAGTACGTCTAGCCCATAGTCTGTGACTAGTACCATCTCACCTTTACTCGAAGTCTGTAATGAGCTGGTCGTTATTGAACCCTGATTCATTTTTTCCTTTTAGCGTAAATGTAAATGTCTGATCATCTGAATTGTAATCAACCTTAAGCTCTTGGTCATCTGTTGCAGCATTCATAAATAAATCTGTGGACACTGTGATTGTGCCAAGCGTCTCTAGTGCCGCAATTAAAATCTTTGGTACGCTAAGGGCACCAAATATATCCTCTGCTGTGCTCACTTTAATGTCTTCTGTCATCTTATCTCCTTGATATTTAGCGTTCCGTCATCTAGTTTAGCTAACGTCACCTTGCATTTCATTCCTTCTCGCATTTTTGCTAAAGTCATTTTATACATTGCTGGGAAAGCAATTGCTCTTGTTAACTTTTTGTCTCTATCTGACAACACAATGTGGCTCATTTGCTTTCCAGCCTTTGTTGTATAAGGTGTAAAGTTTACCACAATGTACTCGTCTTCTTCAAGATCGTAGCTCTTTCTATATAAATAGTCTACAAATAAATCATTGGAGTCTGGATTAATATCTGATACCTTAATGTATCTGGATATTCTATTATCTCCGACCAAAACAAAGTACATCTGACCAGTTTCAATTTGAGTTTGCTCGGTATGGAATAATCCAACGGACCCAGTTTCATCTACAAGCTCTACTCTTGCCCACCCATTTCCACGCTTGATTGACTTCACCATTCCAAACATTACAAATGAACCAAGGTCATCAAACTCTTCAATTGGTCTTGCCTGAGCTTTAATCCTTGGAGGGATTCCTTCAAGATTAAATGTTGGAATACCTAAGTATTCGTAGTAATTGTCTTTTTCATTTCCTTGCCTTTTGTTATCAGTAAACGCAGCACCGCCGATGGAGTTAAGAGCAGCAATAGCACGGCTATTAATGCCAGAACCCTTTTTCGATGCCTTATCAATAAAGTCAGCATAGTCACTGAACGGTCTTCTTTCTATTATTTTGTTTGCAATGCTGTCTGAAATAAACTTTACTTCAGCCAATCCAAATCTAATTGCATTATCTTGTAAAGAAAAGTAAACCTGGGACTCATTGATATGAGGTAGCAGTACCTTTAGCCCAAGTCTTTTTGACTCAATTAAATATTCTGTTCTTGCGTCTTTGTCATTTTCATTTTTAAGAATTGAAAACATGAACTCAAGTGGGTAATAAAACTTAAGCCAAGCAGTATAATAACTAAGCATAGAGTAAGCAACAGCATGGGAGCGGTTAAAAGAATAACCAGCATGCGCTTCAAAATCATGCCATAGCGCTTCGGCTTTTTTCTTAGTAATGTGTTCTGAAGCCCCAGCAATAAACTTATCCTTGAATTGGTCAAATTCTTTTGCATCTTTTTTCTTTCCAATAATCTTGCGGACCTTATCAGCCTCTGCCCAAGTCATGCCGCCCAAGTGTACGCATGCCTGCATAACTTGCTCTTGATATATGATAACACCATATGTGTTCTCGGTAAAAGGCTTCATGATTGTGTGCATATAGTCCACAGCTTCATTGCCATTCTTTCGGCTAATGTACGCTGCACCTACTGTATTCATCGCACCAGGACGAACAAGTGCATTAGAAGCAGCAAGATCTTCAAACTTGTCTATACCCATTTTAATCAAAAGGTTTGTGTATGGAGTTGCTTCTGCTTGGAATACACCCTTTGTATACCCGTCGTTTAGCATCTTGTAAACATTGGCGTCATCCATAGTCATTTCGGAAAGATTGATTGTCTTGCCATGCCTATCTTTAATTGACTTTAATGTATCAGAGATCACAGATAAAGTCTTAAGACCTAGTGCATCTAGCTTAATAAGACCTATATCTGCAACCGTATCCATATCGTATGCGACGACTGGAATTCTTCCTGATACTTTATCTTGAGAGTCTTCACGAGATTCAACTGGTGCAAACTTTCTTAAATCATCTTTTGCAACAACTACACCAGCAGCGTGTACGCCTACTGATCTGATTCTTCCACGAAGTCTATCGGCAAGCCAAACAACTTCTGGGTAGCGCATTCTAAATTCTTTTGTATTTGGAGAATCTATAAAGTCTTCAAATGTATCTACAGATTTTAGTGCACGATTAACTTCTTGAAGAGGAACCATAAATACACGAGCAGCATCTCTAACAACACCCTTATCTTTAAAATAAGTGTATGTAGAAATAGAAGCAACGTGCTTGAACCTTTTCTTTAAATAATCTTTAACTTCTTTTCTTCTGCGGTCTTCAAAGTCAGTATCAATATCTGGAAAGTCATTACGCTCTTCATTAATAAATCTAAAGAACAGTAGGTCGTACTTAATTGGATCCACATCAGTAATTCCTAATGTATAACAAACTAAAGATCCAGCGGCAGAACCACGCCCAGGCCCAACCATAATATTATTTTCTTTAGCCCAATTAATCATATCTCCAACAACAAGGAAGTACGAAGCAAAATTTTTCTTGGCAATAATCCCAAGCTCTTCGTTAAGCCTGTCCGTATAAATAGGGTCTGAAGCCTTCTGAAGCCTCTCTAAGCCCTTTTCAGCCAACTCTCTTAGTCTTTCATCAGCATCAGTTTTTGGGACTGGCAGGAGGTCTAGGCCCTGATAGAAGTCATAATCTCCAACCTTATCAGCAATTTCCATTGTATTGTCATAGATGTCTGTTCGATTAATTCCAGCCTTATTAAAGTCTGCCTCTATTTCAGAACGGCTCTGAATAAATAAATTCATATCTTGAAATGAGATTCTTCGATCAGGATAAAGATAGTTAAATCTATCTAACATGTCCTTCATATTTCTAGACATATCAAAATCCATATCCTTGTCAGCTTTTGGAGATGTAGAGAGAATAAGTAATGCTTCTTCTAGTATTCTATCTTCTTCTTTAGCAAAGTGAGCGTCTCCAGTTGCCACCGCCTTAATTTTAAGCTCGTCAGCAAGATCAAGAAGAGCAGCATTTATTTCTGGCGGATTATGAGATTGAACCTCCACATAAAAATCTTCTTGAAAAGTTTGCTTAAAGTCTTTGAGTATAAGCCTTGCTTCTCCCAATTCGCCTTTTTCGATGCACTTACTAATAAGACCATTAAGGCATCCGCTAAGGACAATAATACCTTCCGCATATTCTTTTAAAACCTCTCTGTCAATTCTAGGCTTATGATAAAAGCCTTCGTTCCAAGCAAGCTCTTGCAGAATATTTATATTCTCCAACCCCTTTTTATTTTTCGCTAGCAAAATAATATGGTTATAGGCCTGAATAGACTTATCCGTTTTAGAGGATCTATCAAACCTATCTGTTGGAGAAATGTACGCCTCAACACCAAGAATTGGCTTAATGCCAGTTTCCTTTGCGGCAATTTGCATATCTCTATGTGATGAGAGAGTACCATGGTCTGTAATTGCAATCGCAGTTTGCCCAGCATCTAACGCCGCTTGGCATAATTCTTTAGGTGAATTTAGTCCATCCATTAATGAATAGTATGAATGAACATGTAGGTGTGTAAAGCTCATTAATATCCGCCCATGCATTCATTTCTTGTATGATAAAGTCTTATCTTAGTCATAGTCTTTTTGTTTGGTGCGTAAAGCTCTTCTCCACAACATGCAGTTTTTAAATACCATTCTCTTGCAAAGAAGTCGTAAAGCATTCCTTTGTAATCCTTATACTTGTGCGCCACAAAAGTATCAAAAGGATCTGGTATCTCGTATGTGTTCATATAAGCATTCTACTAAATAACTCAGGGG